GGGCAGCACGATTCTGCCGATCGGCGCCAAGGATGTGTTCTTCAAGCCGGTGCGTGTTCCTCGTAATCTGCCCCCCGCGGACAAGCAGCCCTGGCCGATGGGCGACGTAGGTGCCACCGAAGCAGTGCCGGGCGTCGATTACAAGGCCGTAAACGCCGCCCTGGATTGGGCCATGGAGCAGAAGGAACAGAACACCCGGGCGTTCGTGGTGGCGTACCGCGGCAAGATCATCAGCGAACGCTACCTGGAGGGCTGGACCAAAGACACGCCGCAGCTTAGCTGGTCGCAGGGCAAGAGCATCACCGCCGCGCTGGTTGGCGTGCTGGTGCAGCGCGGTTTGTTGGACCTGGACCAGCCTGCTCCGGTGAAGGAGTGGCAGGCTGAAGGCGACCCGCGCCGCGAGATCCGCATCCGCGACCTGATGCGGATGAGCAGCGGCCTGGATTTCATCAACAAGGGGTTCACCGACGCGAAAGTGTATTCGCGCGAGAATGAGCACTTCCGCGTGTACTTCGACTCGCTCAACGTGTTTGAGCACGCCGTGAATCAGCCGCTGAAGGTGGCCCCCAATACCCGCAACAGCTATCTCAACAGCGATCCGCTGACGCTTAACAAGATCATCCGCGACACGGTCGAGGCCCAGGGCGAAGACTACCTGACCTTCCCGCAGCGGGCGCTGTTCGACCGGATCGGCTGCCGCAACTACGTACTGGAGCCCGACGCCTGGGGAAACTTCATCCTCTCCGGTTACGACTACGGTTCGGCCCGCGACTGGGTGCGGTTTGGCCTGCTGCACCTGTGGGACGGCGTGTGGGAAGGCGAGCGGATTCTGCCTGAAGGCTGGGTGAAGTTCATCACCACCCCGGCCCCGGCCGATCCCAAGGAGAACTATGGCGGCCTGTTCTGGCTCAACCGTAGCGGCCGGATGGACCGCGTGCCCAAGAGCGCTTACTGGGCGGCGGGCTTCATGGGCCAGATCACGCTGGTGGTGCCCTCGCACGATCTGGTGGTGGTGCGGCTGGGCCCCAGCCCTGGCAACGTGTACCCCTACCTGAACGAGGTAGTGGGCCGCGTGATCGACGCGCTGCCTGGCGAAGCGGGCGGCGAGTAACTCCGCCCAGGAAAGACAACAGCGCCACGTGCCGGGCGGGCCAGCGTGCCCCGCCCGGCCTGGCGAAGCTGGCAAACGCAAAAAGCCACCGCGATCACGCGGTGGCTTTTCTTGTATTGTGGCCGTTTCCGTGACCAAAGCCGCTACGGGCGCTGCCCAAGGCACGGCAATTGTGGCGCTAACCTTTTGTTTATAAAAGAGTTAGGCTAAGTGCCCCCTCATGGACTCGAACCATGAACCCTCTGATTAAGAGGACCCGGTTTCTATATAAAACCGCCGTCTTCAGAATCTACCCTATAGCAAGTCTACATAAACCATAGGTTTATGACGGCTCGCGCGGGGCTGAGCAGGCAGGGGCGTCCGCCGGCGCGCGGAAACGTCAACAGCGGAGTCAACAGTTTATAGCATATATCCTTATTGACTATAGCACGATGATATAGGCCCCTGCGGGTTTCGGCTCGCGGGGGTTTTCTATTGGTTGCCGAAGGGAAAGGCCGTGACTATCATCCTCTAGCTTGGCCCTCTAGGGTTCGACTTGTGAGACTGAAAATGCCAGCACATGCCAGGAAATTGACGACTCGCGAGGCAGGCAATCTTGCCGGCTGGCCGTATCCGGTCCTCAAGCGGGCGATCCAGCGTGGCCTCTTTCGCAAGCCGCCGGAAGGCCGCAAGCCAGGCTGTGCTTACGGATGGACCGCCAAAGAGGTTTGCGCCCTGCGGACCTGCCGCGCCCTCTGGGAACGCACGCGAGATATGCAAGCGGCGGCACGAGCCATGGTGATGATCGCCGACGCAGCCGACGAAGAGATTGAGGCCGCTTTCGCCGGGGGGAAACGCTACCTGGTCGCGCTGAATGACCAAGTTGTGCCCCGGCTGGTAAGCCGCGGCGAACTGGATGCGGCGATTGAGAGTGCTCGGATCGCTACCGCGGCCGTGCTTGCCGAGATCGAAGTCGTCGCACTCGACGTTGAAAGGGCGATGCAGATCACCAAGGCCGCGATTGCCGACATGCAGGCGGGCAAGCTCCCCAAGGCTAAGACCGAAACCAGCACATCCACCCACAAGAAATAAAAAAGCCGGCTCGCATCTGGTGGCAACCTCGCGAGCCGGCCTTGTATTGGTGACGCCCAAGTCACCGCAGGGATATATAGCAATGGTAGCGAAGACTGAACAAACGGTCAATAACCTCATCACCGAAATTGCCGACGCGAAGCGGCTGCCGATTGATTTTTTGCTTCGTTTCGCGCGGCCCTGCGATGATGGCTCATTGTTGATCAGATACGGCGAAGCCTATCGCCCGCGCTATCGCGGCGCGGCCGCGGCCAAGCATGGCAGCCACTGGGCAACCAACGGCAAGGCAGGCCAGCGGCCGATCGGTCCCTATGGGCCGGGCGTCGGACAATATAAAGGTAGCGTGCGCATCGTCGTGGAGGGCGAAAGCGACTGTTGGGCTCTATGGTTCCATAGCTTTCCCGCTCTAGGCGTCCCGGGCGCCACGATGGCCCACGTGCTCGCAGGAGAGCACTTTGCGGGAGTGAGCCGCGTCTACATCCACCGCGAGCCAGACGCCGCCGGCGAAGCCTTCGTGACCAGCGTGGCGAAGCGGCTACGCAAGATTGGCTATGCCGGCGAGATCCTACGGTTCACCTGCGGCGAACATAAAGACCCTGCCGACATGCACGCGGCAATTGCCGACGATGGCCAGGGCGGCTTCCGCGATTCTTTCGAGTCGCTGCTTGAGGCCGCAGTGCCCGTTGACGAGCCGCAGCAGGCCACCAGCGGCGGCAAGCACCAGCACGGCGGGCAATGTGGCTGCGGCGGCTGCCAGGGCCACGCCACGCACCAGCACGCCGCCAGCGGCGGCAAGCTCGATGTCGAAGCGATCCGCCAGCAGCTTGAGCTTGTCGATCTGCGGGCGATGATCGCTCGCGACCTGGGGCCCCAGGCCAAGGGCGGGAAGTGGTACTGCCCGTTCCACAGCGACTGCAACAACCCGAACTTGTCGGTGAGCCCCAACGGCCAGCGATGGGTCTGCTGGGCGTGCGGCGCCAAAGGCGATGCGATCGACTGGCTGCGCGAGCGACGCGGCATGTCGTTTGTCGAGGCGGCCGCGGAGCTTGGCATCCAAGTGCCGCTAGGCGGATGGATCGACGATTACACGCCCGAGTGGGTCGAGGCGACGGACGATGATAAGCGGTGGGACGAGATCCTGGAGGCGGCGTTTGGGGGCGATTGTCCCGAGTTGTCTAAAGAGGGAAATCCTAAAACAGACAAGTCGGGACACAACGGCGGCGAGGCGTCGCAACCGCCCCGGCTCCCCGAGTTTAGCGTGAGCGATTGCCGGCGAAACGGCGGCGTGGTCCAGCGGTCGACCGCATCCGAAAACGGCCACCGCGTTGTCTACGCCTGCCGGCCCAATGGCGAAGTGGTACAGCAGGCCGTCACCAGCGGCGATGGCGGGCATCGGATCGTCTATGCCCCATGCCGATGCCGAAGCTGCCAAGGCTGCGGCCCGGTCTGGGACGCGAGGCGAATCAAGTGGTATGGCTGGTGCCTGGCCAATGAGCCCAACCCGCTGTTTGTGCTGGAGTGCAAGCGCGACGACTGGGCGACGGTGCGAAAGCGGATCGCTCGGCATGCGCCCGAAGGCGGGCCGCGGTATCTCGCGATCGAAACGTCGCCGAACTGGCTGACTGTGTTGACCACTTCGCCTGTTGTCGACGCTGAGCCAATCAACAAGCCTGCGGCCATTAGCGTCATGACCGATGGTGTTTACGGCGCGAGACCGGTCAAGACACCGATCATGCAGTGTAAGGAATGGCGTCTACCGACCAAGGAGGCGAAACCGGCCGATCCCGAGTGGCAGACGGTCGCTAGGTTCTGCCGCGTTACGCCACAGCAGAAACGCGAGATTGCCGAACTGCTACGGCAGGCTAAGGCGCGAACGCTGGAGATTCAGGCGGCCGATGACTCGCACGCTCAAGTGCAGTGGCAAGTCCCAAGGGGATGCGACCTACTGGCTGAAGCGGCGCTACTGAACGACGTACTGGAAAAGCTGGGGGTGGATGAGCCGCCACCAGACGGGGAAGGAGACCTAACATGACGCTCGCGCGAATCGGCGGGAAGCTGATCAACCTAAGGGCGATCACCGTGGCCGAAGAGATCGACGGCCGCTTGTTTATACAGTTCCAAGGCGTGGCTCGGACGTCAATCGTGATGGATATGGAGGCGTTTGAGCGAGTGCTGCGGGCCCATGGCATCCACGTGACCAAGGCGGAGCATGTCGAGGCGGCCGCGGCCGGCCGGCCAACGAAAGAGATCGACCTGCGTGATGTAGTTTGAGTGAAGGGCGGTGAAACATGCGACTTATTTGGCTCGGCGCGCAATTCAACGCGGAACTCCGCAAAGAGATCATCCTGCGGCTGCGGCTCGCCAGCGAGGTCGTGGCCGGCAACGCCCGCAAGTTGATTCGCGTGCCGTGGCGGCAAAAGCTGAAGGGCAGTCGCACCCGCGACGCTAACACCGGCCGCTTCGTGAAGGGCGGCGGTCGCATCATCTATGAGGCCAGCAAGCCTGGCGAGCCGCCCCGCACTCGCCGCTATCAGCAGGGCCTACTGGGCAGTGTCTTCTACGACGTCAATCCAATCCTGTTGCGGTCGCGCATCGGCAGCCCCATGAAACATGGCTTGTACCTGGAGTTGGGCACGCGACGAATGAAGGCCCGGCCGTGGCTGAAGCCCGCATTGAACATGTCCATGGAGCGCATCCGCCGCATCGCCACTCGCAAGTTGCCGGGCGGATAACGACGCGTATACAACCGTACAGATAGCCCCGGAAAGGCCCCTGAAAGCCTGCCGCACCATCTGAGTCCACACCAGATTGTGCGGAATCGTAAGCGTTGACAGCAAGGATACTTGCGAACATTGGCCGTTTGACTGTTGACGAATCTGTTGCCAAATCGGCCGCAAAAACCCGCATCGCCATAGATCGCATCCCCGTAGGAGTGCACCACCAGTGACGCCACCCAAGGGCAACAGCAAGGGCGTGGACACCACCACCAAGGCCGCGGGCAAGCTGCCCCCCGGCGTCCAAAAGCTTGCGACCGTCGCGGGTATCGCCGTTGGTGGCAAGCTGCCGCCTGGCTGCAGATACATCGGCATCAAGGCGCGTGCTTACCAGTCGCTGCTGATCGCCGCACTTGAGGCGTCGGGGCGCGAGGTGGACATTGCCGCCCTCAGCTTCGCCAACACGGCGGCGCAGTTTCACAGGCACGCGAAATTTTGCGAGCGGGTCTTGGCTGAAAGCGAGGATCTCACCCCCGGCGAGAAGCTGGCCTACAGCCGCGAGATCGCCAAGGCCGCGGCCGAACGCGACCGCAACGTAAGATGCATGGGGCTTGCCGTGCCGCCGCCCACCGACGACGACCCCTGGACGATCGAAGCGGACTATGAGCCTGTGGCGTTGCCCATGCCCGGCGACGACGAAGCGGGCGAGCAGGATGAAGCTGGCGACGACGCGAGCGAGCAGGCCGCAGCGGACGGCTTCAGCATCGAGCCCGCTGCCGCCGCAGACGCTGACGCCGCAGACAACGACACTGCCGCCGCAGACGAGCCGCACACCGGCAGCGAGGGCTAGGTGATAACAGCCGCCCGCTACGTCCAACTCACCATCTGGCCCTGGGTGGAACCGTGGGCCCCGCGCCGACGCCGACGGCCGCCCGTGGCTCCGCAGCCGCCCGCGCCGCCGCTCCCGCCGCCTGCGCCACCCCAACCGCCGCAGCGGCCCGTCGCGACGCTCAGGGCGATCGAGGCCCTGATAGACCGCTGCGAGAAGTTCGAAGCGGAAGCAAGCAAAACCACCTCCCGCCCCGAAGAAACTTCGGGTTGGAACCCGAACGTCGTCTTGGAGTGGCATCTGCGGAAAGCCCGCGAAGCAGCCGAGGCTTTCGACTTTGAAATGCGTCTGGCCGGCAACGCCCACGCCCACGCCCACAAGCCCGCAGCGGCGCGGGACAGGCGGGACGGCAGGGACGGACGCAAGGGACAGGCGAGGCGACAGCCATGAGCACAGGCGGCAATCCATATTTCTTCCAGTCCGTGCGGCCAGGCCAGTCCATCACCGCGGATTGGGCCAACTCCCTGGTGGCCAAGATCGCCTCGCTGGAGGGCCAGATATCTGCGCTTCAGACTGCCTTGCGAGATTCGCTTTATCATCGCCTGGACGCCGTGGTCGAGTTGACCAACGACCTTTCGATGGGCGGCTCGGCCAATGCCAAGGTGCTACGGCGAGACGGCGATCTCAACACCTGGAAGGATGCCGCCACGCGCGAGATCACGGTGTACGACGCCGTGGGCAACATCGAGGCGAAGGCCGGCGAACGCTTTATTGCCAGGTATCTGAAGCAGCAAGGGATTTGGGTTGTGCTTGGCGGCACAGGCGGCCAGTCGTCGCCGGGGAGCAGTAGCAGTTCATCTGTGTCTGAGTGGCCGCAGGTCATCGTGTTTCAGCTTGATGAAGCGCTCAGCGACGTTGACGAAACCGTACCTGCCAGGGGCCATTTCTGGTCCGGCAACGCCGACAACCCGATCGAGATCACAGGCATTACACTCATGAATCCCCTCGTGGGCGACTTCGGCTTCTCGGGCCCGGAAGACGCGGGCGGCGTCGCCGTATACAGCGGCACGCCGGGCTTCTATATCATCTTCAACATGGAGTGCCCATAGTGGTTTCGTGGAAGCCTTGCTGCTGCGCCAAGTGCGAGAATTGCAAAGGGCCGATGCCTGGCTGCTTGCTGCTGCACGTCGATGGCGTGACTGGTACAAACGCCGACGAACTAAATGGCTACTTTCCCCTGGCAACCAGCACCTGCTTGGGTTCGTGCTCCAGGGGGCTCAGCTTCCCCGATTGGCGGTTTCGTCTGGTCAATGACGGCGGCCACTATTACCTACGCGTATATTCCACTCTCGCATTCCCGGATTACAGCACCGATCCACAATTCCTGTTGGACCTTGGCGCTGGCCGCCCCAAGTGCACAGTCTTTGTCGGCGAGCCTCTCGCTGTGCCATACAATGCGGGCTGGCAGGGCCGGCACCCCGAATCGACGACCGACTACAGTGCGGCGACTGCCCAACTTATCCACATGCATCGCAGTTCTCTCTGTGAGTGCAAGACCTTAACCCTGCCGAATCTTCCCTGCGGGCCGGCTCTCAATAACTTCGGACCTGAATACTGGGGCCCCAGCGGAACGTGCTGGCTGGGGCGTTACCCCTGGGGCGGCGTCCGCATTGAGATTGAGGGGGCCGACATTAGTGACCTCGACGGCATCTATGACATGCCCGGCCCGCCATGCGCATTCGAGAACGGCAGTGGTGATCGGGAGATCGGTTGGCGAATTGAGCTACCGGAACCGGTGCCGCTCGATGTTGTGTCGACTGCTACCCACATGGCGCTGTGTCTCATCTCGCCGCCGGCCGGGGCATTCCGTATTGGCTCTGGCGTGCTGGCACTGATTGAAAAAGTTGGCAATGCATACGTCGCAGCCGCCCGTCGCTGGCAGGCAACGCCGTCGAAAGATTGCCTGGGGTGGGACGAGCAGCCCTTTGATGGGTATGACTCCGGAGACCGGTTCAAAGGCGGCACGGTCAAGATTTCTGCCTTGGATTTTCCGCCTGCCTAGCAAAGAAGCGAATTGCTGACACATGGCCAGAATATCTCGCTGCCGCCGATTGCTTCGGGCCCAGCGGAAACAGCTATGGCTGCGCCGCCACGGCGCATCTGAGTCGGTCCTCACCAACGCGATCAAAGCTTGGTTTGCCAGGCTGCACAAGACCGCCTTGCAGCGCCTTGATGACGGCGCCGACGCGGCCTCTCTCATCGACGTTGCCGCCGCTACAGACTCCCTGCTGGCCGCGGCCGGGCCGCCTATGATTCAACTCGCCGTCGGCGCTGCCATCGAGGAATTGGCGACACATGCCGTAAAAACCAAAGCCGCGAAAGAGATCGGCGTCGAGTTCGACGAGTATGACGAGGATGCCGACGACGGCATACCCGAGTCGTGGCTAGATGAAGTCCCGCCTGCCGTGCTCGCCGCAATTCAGGCAGAGATCGGCGAGGCGCTGAAGCAGCCCTACTGGCCTGAACTGTCAGAAAAGACGGCGGCAGACCTACAGTCAAAGCTGACCGCCGCTATCGAATCCGGCCGCGGCCTGGAAGCGATGATTGCCGCCGTCAAGGAATCGCTCGGCCCGCCCACCAGCGACCGCCGCGCGAGAACGATCGCCCGAACGGAAACTACGGGCGCGTTGAACGCCGGGCATCACTTTGCCCGCGTCGATTTGATCGAGCAGGGATTGATAGCCGGCATCGAATGGTTGACTGTTCCCGACTCCGACCGTCGCGAAACACACGCGGCGCTGGAAGGGGTAATCATCGGCGCGGCCGAGAAGTTCAACGTCGGCGGCTATGAGGCTCCCTTCCCTGGTCACTGGTCGATGCCCGCACGTGAGCGCGTAAACTGCCGTTGCTTCACGATCACTTTCGGAACGTTCGCAGATTGAGGTGTAGCATATATGCACAAGCGTTTGACCCGAGAGCAGATTGACGAAATATTGCCCACATTTAATCAGATCGGGTTGCTAACGGGCGCTGCCCCGCACCTTGTCATGTTTGCTACGGCTTCGTTTGCCGCGGCCTTCAATCTCGATAGCGTGAAGCTCGCGCAAATCCAAAAGGCGGCCAACTTCAACTCTCCATGCGAGATGGATATGGAGACGCTCAATCTGCTGAACGAGGTCATCGACGGGCGCGACTATGCAGATTGCGCCGGCGTTACGCAGTTCTACGCGAGCCGCGGCTTCGCGATCGGTTCGGCCATTGTTGCCGAGATGGTCGGCGAGGACGAGGGCAGCGAGGACGATGGGGGCAGTAGTGACTGAGCAACACCAGAAGCCCGATCCATCGTCGCCCGATGTCTTTCGCCACATACTGCGCGTAGTGACCAAAGGCGGGATGAAGCCGCTGGCCAAGGCCGTCGACAAATGGCAGCTTCGCGACTTCCGTCGCATGGACGCTGGTTGGGGGCGGGCAGCCGGCTATGACGTTCCCGAATCTGCGCCCAATCGCGCATGGCTGGAGCGGCCGCGCGGCCACAGCAAGACTCAGGACGTTGCCGCGATGGTGCTGTGGGCGATGAGGTTTGCGCGTCGGCCGCTGGTTGGCGTGTCTGCCGCCGGGGATGAGGACCAGGCATCCTTCCTGAAAGATGCAATCGAAAGGCACGTCCAAACCAACAGGAACCTGTTTCGCGACGATATCACAATTCGCCGCGATCGGGTGCTGTGCAAGCAAACCGGCAGCCGGCTTGAGATTGTCACAAGTGACGCCCTGACAGCCTTCGGCGAACTGCCCGATCTCATTATTCTTGACGAGGTGAGCCACTGGAAGTCTCGCGAGCTATGGGACGCCATGCTGAGCGCGGCCGCCAAGAAGCCGAACTGCTTTCTGGTGGCCATGACCAACGCTGGCCGTCGTGAGTCTTGGCAGTGGCGTCTGCGGCAGGCCGTTAAGGGCCGCAAGAACTGGCACTTCTCGGCGCTGCCAGGTCCGGTCGCAAGCTGGATCAGCAAAGACGACCTCGCCGAACAAGAGGCCCTGCTGCTGCCGCACGTGTTTGAGCGGCTTTGGCTGAACCGGTGGACGTCAGGTGCAGGCGACGCCATCAGCGACGACGACCTTCAGGCCGCCATCGCACTTGATGGTCCGCCGGTGGATCGCCGCGGCTATGTTTTTATCGGCGGTCTCGATCTCGGCTTAACCCGCGACGCGGCGGCGTTCGTCGTGGCCGGTCGCCACGTCGGCCACTCAGAACTGATTGAACCCGATCGCCCCGCCCTGCCCCGGCACATGGCGTTGCTGGCCGACGCGGGCCTGGCCGACGCTCAAGAGGCGGAAGCCGATACGGTTTTCCACGCAGGCAGCGGGAAGTTCTCGCTGTTCGGCGTGCGGGTGTGGGAACCGCCGCGCGGTGGCAAGGTTGATATCGGCGCCATTGAGGCGGAAATTCTCAGCATGCATCAGGAGTTTGGACTCGCGGTTGTCGGCTATGATCCCTGGCAAAGTGAGTACCTGGCGCAGCGTCTACGCGGCACCGGCTTGCGAATGGAGCAACTGCCCTTCACCCCTGGCAACCTGCAACGGATGGCCACCGCTGTCATTCAGGGCTTCCGCGATCGGAATGTCGAACTGTTCGACGACAGCCGCTTGGTGTCTGACCTTCGCAATCTGCGCGCAGTTGAAAAGAGTTACGGCACTCGCCTTGAGCCTGGCAAGTCGCAAGCCGGCGAAGGCACCAGGCACGGCGACGCCGCCATGGCGTTTGCTATATCACTCACCATCGGGCAGGACATCTCCCACGGGCCGGCGCGTATCAATCGCCCACTTGTCTGCTACCCGGCTTAGATAGCGTCCATCTATATATTGACGTTTGCGGCGGCCGCGTATGATAAATGCTAGGGGTTACTATACATGCGCCCTCTAGCCACGGCACACCATGCGAATCAACTCCGCCCTTCGACGATGGTGCGAAATCGACGCCGGCAAGTCGCTTGCATCTGACGCTGCGGTGCGGAGCCACCTTACGGATGCGCTGTTCAAGAACCGCATCTCGACCGACCACATTAAGGAACTGCAAGCGATTGCAGACGAGCCACCAGGGGAAACCAGAATGGCGACTTCCAGCGCGACTCCCGAGCAAGTGTTTGGTGGCGGCAGCAGCGACGGCACGAAGGGCAGCCGCATCAGCGTCAAGGGCGAGTACGCCAAGTATCGCACCGATCGTTATCTCGCCAAGCATGCCAAGACCGGCCAGCCGGTGATGTTCGCAGGCTCGCCGGTGGAATCGCCGTCGGAGTTGCAACTCGCCAAGGTCGGCGTTGTCATGAAGTGGCGCGCAATCCAGTCCGGCATGTCGGGGGTACCGCCCCTGACCGAGCATGAAACCGGCATGCTCAAACAGATGCTGGCGGAGGATGACTGGTGTGGCCAATTCGCGAACCGCTGGGTGGACGGCGCCAAGCTGGCCGATCTCCATCTGACCAAAGACCCGGCGCTGCTTCTTAACGACAGTGGCAGCGGCGGCCAATACTTGGTGCCGACCGATTTTGACAGCGCGGTCGTGACCTTCCCGTTGTTGGTGGGGGAACTGCTGCCGTACATCGACATGCGCAACATGTCGCGCGATACGATCGAAGGGGCGTCGATCGGCAACCCTACCGTCACTTGGGGCCAGGCCGACGGTTCGGCGGTAACGCTGTTCGATGCGACGGCCTTGGTTTCTCAATTGAGTACCGCCGCGCAAAACGTGATGGTTGCGGTGGAAGTCGGCCGCGACCTGCTCAGCGACTCTCCCGCGGACATCGGCCGCACGCTGGTCGATGTCATTGGCCAACGCATGGCGGCCGAACTGGACCGGGTCATCGCCGACGGCAATGGTTCCACTGAACCGCTGGGCCTGCTTCGCACCCCCGCCGCAACGACCGTGAACAGCGTACTGGGCAGCGGCGGACCTCTCATGCTGGCGGACCTTGAGCGGCTCCTCTTTGCGATCGACAAGCCGTATCGCGTTGCCTCGTTCGGCCCCTGCTTCATCGGCAACGACGTCATGTACCGGCATGCCCGCACTATCCCGGTCGGGCAAGCCGATGCACGCCGCGTGCTGGGCGACAACTACGGCAGCTACAGCGTGCTTGGTCATCCGTACCGCGTTGCCAACGGCATCGACAACGGCAAGGTCGCCTTCGCCTCGCTGCGGCGATACCGCTTGTACCGCCGGCAGGGTTTCGAGACGCGTTGGACTGACCAGGGTAAGACGTTGGCCCTCACCAACACCGCGCTGCTTACGGTCCGCGGCCGCTTTGGCGGCAAGTGCATCGATCCCAATGCTGTGGCCATTATGAGCGACGCGCAGACCGTCGCCGACTAAGCCAAACCGACCTTCCAGGCGGGGCGGGGGCACGCCTCCTAATTGGCTGCCCCCGCTTTTTTCACTAGGAGCCCCCTGCTGATGTCGAAGTCCACGATCGAAATCGAAATTGCGAGCAACGCAAATGCCTCGCTCCATTTCTACCCCACCGACAGCCGGCTCCGCGGCCGCTTTGACGCCCGCCTGCTGCCGACCAGCCACAGTTCGGCCGTGTTGGCCCAAAGCTGGCCGGAGGTAATCCCTGGCCAGGCGGTGGGCGTCGACGCTGTGAAGGGCGAGGCGTGGGTGCGGGACCGGCTGTACGAGCCACAATTTCAGGCACTGCGCCGCAAGATTGAGAAATTGGGATTTGTCCTTCCGCCGGAACGTGTCGACTTCAACAAGCCGCACGTTGCAACCTGGCTCTTCTGGATGTCGCGTGCGGTAGAAAGCGGCGCGGCCGTTTCCCTCACCGGGCAATTGCCGGAGGCCGACACGCTACGGGACGAGGCGAAAACTTCCCGCTTCATTCAACAGGAATCGGCTGCCGAAAATGCCCTGCGGCAACTGGCCGCCCAGAACGCGGCGCTGGTCGGTGCCATCGAGCAGCTTGTGAAGCAGCTTGCCGCCCGAAACTAACCGCACGGAAAGGCGGTGAGTTATGCTTCGACGCCTGTTCCGCGGGGCTGACACTCGTCTACGCGAGCGCGTCACCGAACTCGAAGAGACCCTTGCCAAGAGCCAGGCCCGCGAGCGAATCCTCAAGACCGAGGTCGAAGCACTGGCGGAAGTCATCGCACGCGACCGGGCCCGCGTGGCGGCGGAGACGGCCATCGCTGTGCAACGCCAAGTTATGGCAACCGGAGCCAATCTCAATGAGTGAGTTTGCGACCGCCATGGCCAGGGCAACCGCCCGCGTCGAACACCTGCGGGCTATGGCCGCCAAGCGATACTCCACGGCAGCCGCCGGCGCTGTACTCCCCCTGGGGAGCGGCGCCGGCGGTTTTGCCTTTGACGACAGCCGGGCCAGCGGCAACGCCGAAGTGCAGCTTGACCACTACCGGGATTGGGTGTTTGCATGCGTACGGGCGATCTCGCAGCGGATCGCGGGCCAGCCGATCCGGGTTGCGCGAGTGGCGAGTAAAAGCGGCCGCCGCTCGGCCAAGCAGATCATCTCCGGCCGCGCGGATCTAGAGCCCACCGACAACCACTCGCTGCTGGATGTGCTGGCCGACCCCAACGAACCGATGATCGGCAGCACGCTGATCTACGTCACCGTGGCCAGCTTAGAACTGACCGGCCGGGCTTACTGGTGGATGCGAGACGGCGAAGGCCGCAAGGAGATATGGCCACTGCCAAGCCATTGGGTCGAGCCCGACCATTCTGCCGGTCTCTTCTCACGTTTCAAAGTGCAGCCGCCGGGCGTGGCCTCGCCCTTCACGGTGCCGGCTGGGGAGATGGCGTACTTTTCCTACCCGGATCCGAAGAACCCCATTACGGGCGCGCTATCGCCGCTCCAGGCCGCGGCCCGTGCAGTGGTGGCCGACAAAGCCATTCAAGGCAGCCAGGTCGCGGCGTTCGAGCGGGGCCTGTTCCCCGGCATGGCCATCATCGCAGGCAACACGGACGGCGGCAACGGCGGCCCGCCGATGCTGGAGAAGCACCAGCGGCAGCAGATCGTCAATGCGATCAAGACCTATCACAGCGGCTGGTACAACGCGGGCGAACCGCTGATTCTCGATGCGTTGATTCGTGACGTCAAACCGCTGACCAACAAGCCAGCGGAAATGGACTGGCTCAATTCCGGCAAGCTCACGAAGTCGCGCATCTTCCAAGCCTTCGGCGTCAACCCGATCGTGGTTGGCGAGATCGAGAATGCGAACCGCGCGCAGGCGGCCGTTGCCGAGCGGTCCTTTTGCACCGGCACGCTCAACCCCAAGATATCGCTCCTTTCGCAGGCTCTAACGGAATGGGTTGCCCCCGCCTTCGCGCAGCCTGGCGAGGCCCTGGCCGTCTGGATCGAACCGGCCGTCGCCAACGATGACGAACTGACGGCCAAGGAATGGGAGGCGGCCTTGCGGACAGGCGTCGTGACTCGCAATGAGTACCGCCGCGAGCGGCTTGGCCTGCCGCCGCTTACAAACGTGGACGGCGATAAGCCGCTGATGCCTGTGGCGTATCTGACAGAAGCGCAAGCCGAGGCGATTGAGTAACCATGGCCAAGAAGATCGCAGAAGCGTTCATTCAGCTTAACGCGACCGGGTTGCAGGGCATCACCGGCACCCTTGGCCGCCTTCGCGGCGCCGTCTCTGGTGCTATCAATGCCTTTGGCCAGTTGGGCCTGGCTCTCAACGGCCTGAAGATGATCGGCACTGGCCTGCTGAGCATCGTTTCTACGCCGCTGCAACTCGCCGCGGAAGCGGAACAGATCGAAGTCGCCATGGAGACGATGATCGGTTCTGCTGACCGCGCGCAAGCCGTGTTGAGCAGTCTGTACGAACTCGGCGCCAAGACGCCGTTTGAGTTCACCGACTTGGCCAAAGCGAGCCGCACCCTGTTGTCGTTCGGCGAAGACGTCAATGAACTGCTGAGCGACGTCGAGATGTTGTCCAACATTGCGGCGGGCGATCCCGAAAAGCTGCAATCGCTCGCGATGGTGTTCGGGCAGATCCAATCGACGGGCCGGTTGATGGGGCAAGACCTATTGCAGCTTATCAACCAGGGTTTCAACCCGCTCCAGCAGATCAGCGAGCGTACCGGCGAAAGCATGGGCGCGCTGAAGAAACGCATGGAGCAGGGGAAAATCTCGTTTGCCGAAGTGAAGCAGTCGTTCGTCGACGCCACCAGCGTAGGCGGCCGCTTCTATCAGATGAACGAGAAGCAGAGCCAAACCCTTGCGGGCGTGTGGTCGACGCTCCAGGACACCATCGGCCAGGGGCTTATCAAGATCGGCAAGGTCATCGCGCAGAGCTTAGACCTGAAGGCAGTGGTCGTGCGATTGTCCGGGTGGATCGAGCAGATGGTAGAACTGTTCGACGTCCTCTCGGCTGACTGGGACAACGCCTGGGAGATCATGAAACTGTCGGTCATCGCCAAGTTCCAGGAGATGCTGGCAGCCATTAAGGCAATCCTCGCGCAAATCCCCAACATCGTTGCGCAGCGAGCCAAAGGCGCCGCACTCGAAGTGGGGAGCTTTTTGATTGACCAAACGCCGATCGGCCAGATTGCCAAAGCGAAGACGGCGATGCGTGAGAATCGCCTTCAGGAGCTAACCGACAAGCGAATCTCAGGTGGCGGGCTGACCGATGCCGAGAAGAAAGAGTTTGCAGAACTTGCCAGTGAGCGGCACAAGCAGGTCGAAGCTGAAGGTGCTTTTCGCCGCAAGGTGGATAACCTTGGGGCAACAAGCTTTGATGGCAGCGCCATCAGCAAAGCTATGGAGGAAGCATCGGCGGGGACCATGTCGCAAATCCAAGGCTTGATGGCAGAGAATCGCCGGATTCGCGACGAAGCCCGCGACCGCCCGGTGGAGGCGCCGCCAGTTGAAGTTGAGCCCGTGGCGGAAACGCCGAAAGGCGGCTTTCTGGAAAGCCTGATGATTAACAACCTCACCCAGGGGGTTGCCATGGCCCAGGCAATGGCCGGGCTGATCGACAAGATCCCCAAGTTGATGACCACTTCCATGACCGATATCACCTCGGTCAATCGCTCCATTCAGGAAAGCATGGAAAAGCGTCGCATCGATTTGCAGAAGCTAGCCCTGGAACACCACAAGCGCACTAACGAACTGATCCAGCAACATATCGAAGTAACCAAACGGGGTCAGTCGGGCGCGGCGTTTGCGTAGTGTTGCGGAGTCTATATAGTCCGTTGTGGGAACTATCACACAAAACACCACAACGGCACATATAAAAAGTTGCGAAAATGCCGCACACGATATTGATTCACGCGGTCGCGAGTCATATAGATAATTTCAGCCGGCGGCGTGGCGGTTCAAGCCGCGGCAGATTTACATAAGGCTCCCGACTATGCAAAACCGAAGCGAAATTATTGCCCGCGTCAACAAGCTGTTGGACAGTCGCGCCGGCGAGTTCCTGGCGGCCATGGTCGATGGCCTCTGGCAGAAGATGGAGCCAGTGATCGAAGGTGAGACGCGGCCGATCGAAGATGCATCTCCGGGAGCAGCCGCGGGCAAGTAACGATTTAGCCAAGCAAGCCTGTGTTCCACAGCGCAGGTAATCTTCAGGCCGGCGGCGGGGATTTCGGTTCATCCCCGTCGCCGGTTTTTTTGTTGACACGATATAGCCAGTGGCTATGCTTTGGGTGTGGCCGCAATCATAGCCAAGAGCGAGGCGACGATGCCGAAGAAGAAAGCGACACGCAGCCAAGGGCAATCGCGGGCCCAAATCACGATGCGAGAGAGCGATCGCCAAAGCGCCGACGAACTCGCAGAGTTATTCGGCATCGCCACCATCGGCGACGTCGTTCGGCTGTCGGCCAACATGCTGGCTGGCAAGATCGCCAACAACGACGCACAAACGGCCGATCAGATCGGCTATCAGCCCGATGACTCGCCCACGTCCCAAACCACGATTTGGTTGCGGCCGCAAGACCGCCGCGCGTTGGAAACGGTCCAGCGTCACTACAGCCTGGACTCGATGGCGGCGACGGTTCGCTTCTCGATCGCTTGGCTGGGGTGGTTCTTCGACCAAACCAAGTTCATCCCGCCGCATGACCCGTCGCGAGATTGAGTGGCACCGCCCAAAACAGGAAGCACCTAAAAGGAGAATCCCGAAATGAACGCTGAGTTAAAGAGGACCATCGAAAGCCTGCGGCAATCAGACCCCGGCGCTGCAAGATCGCTCTACCAGCGGACCAAACTGGTCTGCGAGCAGGTGCTGAGCGATCCCGATTTCCGCGCATCCATCGGCGGCCTTGGCAATGAAGACGCCATGCGGGAATTGAACAGGTACGTGGACGATGCCGCATGCGAGTTCCGTGAATTGCGGGGAATGTTCGAGCTATTCCCTGACGAGGAAATGTGGGTGAAGGAAGGTATCACTCGTCTGCGGGCCATGTGGGTGAAACACTTGCGGGAGGAAGAGAAAAAGAAACGCGAAAAGGAAGGCCCGATCCGCACTCGCCGCACGGTCAAACTGGCCGAGTTCGACGCGCTTAAACGGAAGCACGAAGCCGCCATGAATCGGATCGACGAGCTTGAAGCCGAAGTCGCACAGCTTCGCAAGCACCTATAGCCCGCTGCCGGCCGCGGTTCCCGCCGAGCCGCCCGAAACTCACGACACACGCCAGGAAAATCGCCATGTCTGAAATCCGAGTCAAAGTCACCAAGTTCGGCGATCGCAAGTTCTGGATTGCCTACTACGATTGCCCACTCGAAGGGCGGCGGATCAGCCGCAGCACACGAAAGACCACGCGGCGCGAGGCGGAGCGGTTCGCGGCCGTTTGGGAAGCTGAGTTGCGAGCGGGCCGATACAAGCCGCCCAGCAAGATCACCTGGGCTGACTTTCGGGCCCGCTATGAAGGCGAGCACCTGGCCAGCCTGGCAACCAAAACCGGTTCCAGCGCCGACACGGCGTTCAACCGCCTGGAAGCCGCCTGCCGGCCGAAGCGGCTCGCCGACATCAACGCCGAAAAAATCAGCCACCTTCAGAAGAAGCTGCGAGAAGAGGGGCTGGCGGAGTCGTCGATTCGTTCTTACCTGGGACACATCAAAGCGGCGCTGAAGTGGGCCAAAGAACAGGAACTGTTGCCCGAGGTACCCAAGATCCGCATGCCGGCACGAGCCAAGGGCGGCAAACACATGAAAGGGCGGCCGATCACCGGCGAAGAGTTCGACCGGATGCTAGCCAAGGTGGAGGCCGGGCTGGTCGCATCGTCCTTCAGCCGATCCAAACGCCAGACCAAGCGGCGCCTGTCGGCCGAGGCGATGCGGAAGCGGCTGCGCGACAAGCAACAGCGTGCTGATCGCGTGGCGGGCCCCTGGCGGTTCTTCCTGCAATCGCTCTTTGCGGGCGGGCTGCGGCTGAGCGAGGCCCTGGCGCTCTCGTGGGACAACCGCCCAGACAAGATCACGGTCGACCTCTCCGGCCCGCGGCCGATGCTGCACATTCGTGCAGACCTGGAAAAAGGCAAGCAGGACCGACTTTATCCGGTCGCCCCGGAGTTCGCCAGGCTGTTGGCGGCCGTCCCTCTAGCCGAACGGCGAGGCGACGTTTTCCGGCTCTGCGGCGTTTCCGGGCAGCGGATCACCGAAGAAAACCGCATCGGCAAAATAATTTCGGAAATTGGCAAAGCGGCACGTGTACACGTGAACACGGACAACAAAGGCCGCGTGAAGTACGCTTCGGCACACGATCTACGCCGCTCTTTCGGCACTCGCTGGTCGGCGAGGGTGATGCCGGCGCAACTCCAACAAATGATGAGACATGCGTCGATCGACACGACCATGAAGTATTATGTACAGGCCGACGCGACAGAATTGGCCGACGAAATCTGGAATGCGTTCGAGCGGGCGACGGCTGGCAACGACCCGGTTGTAAACAGTTCCGTCAACAGTGAAACGGATGTACAGTAAAACGCCGTTTCGCCGGCGTACAAAAAAAGCCCTAAGTCCTTTTGGACTCAGGGCTTATCGGAGTGCCCCCTCATGGACTCGAACCATGAACCCTCTGATTAAGAGTCAGATGCTCTGCCAATTGAGCTAAGGGGGCGTCGTGGCGTGGCGGCCGAACAATGGTATTGTCGGCAAGATGCGGCTCAAGGGTTAGCCGCAACCACTTGGTTAAATGTAGATTTCCGGTGCCGCCCCGTCAATTGGCCTGATGCGTCACATTTCCACAGGCAGCAAACTCACCAGGCGCTGGGCGATTGGCCCCTCGCCCGGCCCCCCGTTTTGCTGTGCAGCTTGCTGGCTGGCGATACAATGGGGGGCGGCAACAAGTCTGATTCTGCTGGTGTGCTTGGAGAGGTGGGACTGCCGTGCTCGACTTCGACAGCCTTCTGGTGCCGATCGATTTCTCGCCGATCTGCAGTGAAGTGATGGATCAGGCGATCCGCCTGGCCAGCGGCGACGAACCGCTCGTGATCCTGCTGCACGTGCTGGATGAGTCGCTGGCCGAGTTTGCCGCCTCGCACGCCCTGGGCGAGCGGGAGCAGGTGCTGCAAACCATGAAGCAGCAGGCCGAA